CGACATCGACTCCCTCGATAAGTCCCTGGCCGATCTCGTCAAGGGAGGTAAGGCGGACATTGCCGCCAAGGCCCTGGAGGCGGTTGGGAAGAAGCTCAAGCCGAAGGACTTCAAGGAGCTCAAGAGCAGTCTCGACGACTACAAGTCCGCCTTGGCCGATCAGGCATTGGAGGCGAAGCTCACCGCTGAGTCGCAGGGCCTGTTCGGGCAGGCGGCTCAGGACACGGCCGCGAAGCTGGACTCGCAGAAAGCCAGCGCGGACGGGCTGCGCGGCGCGATCCAGGCCCTCAACAATGTGAATCGCCAGGGCTTGGGCGGGATGATCGGTTTCGAAGCGGCGATCGACGCTGCGTCGAAAGCCGCGAAAGACAACGCGGGCGCTCTGAGCATGACGAACGGGGTCCTCAACCTCGGCTCGGAGAAGGCCAGGAACGCAGCGTCCGCCCTACAGGACCTCGCGGACAAGACCGACTCGGCCGCCACCAGCGCGCGGGAGTCGGGCTCGTCGTGGGAGACCGTCAACGGAATCTACTCCCGCGGCCGGTCCGAGCTGATCAAGTCGGCGCAGGCCATGGGCCTGAGCAAGGACCAGGCGAAGGCGCTCGCCGATCAGATCCTGCGGATCCCGGACAAGACAGCCAAGGTCAAGATGAACACCGAGGACGCCACCCGCGACCTCAACTCGTTCAATGCCGCGGTGAAGCGGACACCCGGGGCGAAGTCCGTCACCCTCAAGACGCTGTCGGGGGGCGCGGAGAAGGTGCTGGAGGCGTTCGGGTTCAAGGTGAAACGCCTCCCGAACGGCAAGGTGTCGGTCACCGCGAAGACCGGGGGCGCGCTCAGCCAGATCGGGAGCGTCTCCGCGGCGATCTCCAACCTGAACGGGAAGACCGCGACGACCTACGTCATCACGAAGACGTCCACCTCCAACGCAGGGAACGTCTTCCACGAGGGCGGCAAGTACGCGGGTGGTGGCCTGGTGCGCCGCTACGCCGACGGCGGGTCGATCGAGGGCGGCTCCGGCACCCAGGACGATGTAGCCCTGCTCGCGATGGGCGGAGAGTTCATCGTCAACAAACGGCAGACCAGTAAGTACCGGTCGCTGCTGGAGGCGATCAACGACGACAAGGTTCCGCACTTCGCAAAGGGCGGCCTCACCGCAGCGGAGAAGAGCGCCCGCTCTGCACTGTCCGGCGGGTTCGGCATCTCTCACTTCGGCCGGATGGCCGGCTACCACACGACACCGTTCGAGCGGTCGCTTGGGAGCCCTGCCGATCTGGGCAGTCTGACGCAGGCGCTGAATGAGGCCGCCGGCCAGATCCGGGCCGCGTTCCATGGCCGCACCGAGGCGCGTTTGGAGAAGGAACTCGACTCGGTCGGGAAGTCCCTGATCCGGTACGACAAGCAGCTGTCCAGCGTCACCCGCAGCCTCGACAGCGCGAAGACGAAACTCGACGGGCTGAAGAACTCGGCGTCCCAGCTGTCGGACAGCGTCAAGGGCAACGTCCTGTCGTCGTCGAGCATCACCCAGGGCGTCTCTGCGGGGAGCACCGTCACCGTCGCTTCCCTCATGGGCGGCCTCACCCAGTCCCGGGACAAGGCGTCGGCGTTCGCGGATGCGCTGAAGGGCCTGAAGGGCAAGGGCCTATCGAAGGATCTGATTCAGCAGATCGCCGAGGCCGGTGTCAACGGCGGCGGCCTGGAGACCGCGGGCGCCCTACTGGGGGCTTCGGGGTCGGAGATCTCGTCGATCAACTCCCTTCAGGGTCAGATCGCGAAGGCGGCCTCGTCCGCGGGCTCGACCACAGCGGACGCGGTGTACGGGGCTGCGATCAAGGCACAGGAGAAGCTCGTCACCTCGCTGACCAAGCAGCAGGACAAGTTGGAAAAAGCCATGTCGAATCTCGCGAAGGTCATGGAGAAGGCCCTCTCGCGTGCGGTCAAGGGGAAGGCCTCGGGCGGGATCGTCGGCGCCGCCGCGTCGGGTGGCCTGCGCGGGGGGCTGACGTGGGTGGGCGAGCACGAGCCCGAGCTCCTCGATCTGCCGGTCGGGTCGCGGGTGTGGTCCGGGCCGGACTCCCGCCGCATGGCCGGCGGAGGTGGCGGGGTGGTGCGGGTGGAACTGGAGATCCGCTCCAGCGGCTCGTCCCGCTACGACGAGTTCTTGGCCCGGGAGTTGCGTCAGTTCGTCCGCGTCCGCGGCGGCAACGTCCAAGTCGCCCTGATGGGGCGCCCGTAAGGGGAGAGAGATGCATCGCTACAAGTGCTTCAACGGGCCGATGCCCACGACCGCAGCCCAGCAGAAGGTGACGACGGGCACGGCGATCAAGACCATGCTTCAGATCGCCACCCCGGCGTCGCGGCAGATTCAGCTCATCTCGTGGGGGTTCACCCTCGACGGGGTGCCCGGGTCGGCCGGGCAGGTCGAACTGATCCAGACCGATGTGGCCGCGACCGTCACGGCGCACGTCGCTTCCGGGGTGCAGCCCCTCGACCCGAACGCGCCCGCGTCGCTGATGACGCTCTCGACAACCGGGACCGGCTACACCGCGTCGGCCGAAGGCACCGTGGCCGCGACCCGCACGTTCGACGTCAACCTCGTCCCGCCCACGGCCGGATCGACGGACATCAACTATTACTACCAGTGGATGCCGGACGAAAGGCCGATCATCTCCGTCAGCCGGTTCCTGCGCGTGCGGGCCACGTTCGGCGCCGCGGTGAACGCAACCTGCTTCGTGGTCTGGGACGAGTAGTCCATGCCGGGAGGTGTCGCAGCGCACGTGATGGGCTGGCAGCGGCGTATGCGCGTCGCGGCCGGTCCCCTCGGCGCGTCCGGGGAAGCGGGCAACGGGCAGCCAGTCACGGTCGAGCTGCTCATCAACGGCGTGTGGACGGACATCACCCCGTACGCCATGGTCCGCGACGACCAAGGGCGGATCAACCTCACCCGCGGCATCCGCGACGAAGGCAACCAGACCGAACAGGCCAGCGCCTCGATGCCGCTGAAGAACCAGGACGGCCGCTTCAGCCGCCGCAACCCGATGGGCGCCTGGTACGGGCTCCTCGTGCGTAATCAGTCGGTCAGGATCTCCGTCCCGGACGGGATGGGCGGCAAGAGCTACCGCGTGTGGGGCGAGGTCCCGAAGTGGGCGCCGTCGTGGGACCCCACAGGCGCGGACGTGTGGACGGACATCGCCGTCAACGGGATCTTGCAGCGCCTCGCGCAGGGCCCGGCACCCGAGCGCAGCGTGATCTACAACGCGGTCGCAAATCCGCTCCCCACGTCGGTAAAGGCGTACTGGCCGTGTGAGGACCCCTCGGACGCGACGACGATCGCGTCCGCGATAGTCAGCGGCTCCCCGATGACAATCTCCGGGACCCCAGCCCTCGCCTCCTACAGCGGGTTCGGGGCATCGGATCCGCTGCCCGACCTCACCAGCAGCTACCTGTCCGGAGGCGTCGCCGCCTACGACGACCCCACCGCCACACAGGTCAGATTCCTGTGCCACATCCCCGCCGCCGGACTCTCCGACGGCAAGGTGATCTGCTCGATCGACCAGGTCGACTACTCCGCAGGATCCGCACAGTTCTGGGAGCTGTACTACTCGACCACCGACGCCGCCAACAGCCTCGTACTACGCACCTGCGCGAGCGACGGCACGTTCCTCGGCATCGGCCTGCCCTCCACCGTCGACGTCCGCGGACGCCTCCTGTACGTGTCGATCGAACTCCAAGAATCCGGCACCAGCATCACCCGGCAGGTCCGACTGCGGGACGTCACCTCCGGCGTCACCTACAGCGTCAACGACAGCCAGGGCCTGGTGCAGCTGACCCGCGTCACCCGGGTGCAGTTCGGGCCCGCGGCGCGCGCCGTGTCCGGGCCGGCTGGTACGGCGTTCCTGCCAGGAGTGGCGGTTGGGCATGCGACGGTGGAGAACGCGATCACGGCGATCGACGCGCTTGGGGTGCGCCTCAACCCGGTCGGTGAGAGTGCGGGGCGCCGGATTCAGCGCCTGTGCGGAGAGTCGGGGATTCCGTTCGAGTGGGTGGGCGACCTCGACGACACCGCCGACATGGGCGCGCAGCCCAAGCAGAACCCGCTCGGCGTCATCCAAGAGGCCGTCCTCGCGGACGACGGGCTGCTGTATGAGACCCCCTCGGCGCTTGGCCTCGGCTACCGCACCCGCGCTTCCCTGTACAACCAGGACCCGGCGCTGACACTGAACTACACGAGCTCTAACCTGGCTGAAGTGCCCACCCCGGTGGAGGATGACCGCTACCTCGCCAACCGCGTCACCGTCTCCGTGGGCGGCGTGACCGCGACCTACGAGGAGACGGCCGGCCCGCTGTCGACTGCACCGCCTCCGGCCGGAGTGGGCGTGTACGGGCCGAACGCGAACTCAGCGCTCGCCCTGAACCTGGCTACCTCCGATACACCAACGCTGCTGGATCAGGCTGCGTGGCGCGTCCACCTCGGCACCGTCGACGAAGCCCGCTACCCGCAGATCTCGGTGAACCTTGCGCACCCGAGCATCACCCCGGACATGCGGCGGGCTGTGCTGGGGCTGCGGATGGGCGACCGGGTCCAGGTCGTGAATCCGCCGACGTTCCTGGGGACCGACAGCATCGATCAGCTGGTCCTCGGCTTCGAGGAGTCCATCACCCACTTCGAGCACCGGCTCACGTTCACCTGCGCGCCGGCGAGCCCGTACAACTCGATCGGCTACCTCGACACGACGACAGCCCGGATCGACACCGACGGCAGCCAGCTCGCCGCAGGCCTCGACTCGACAACGACGAGCGTCACCGTGGCCACTACCTCAGGCCCGGGTTGGGTCCGGTCCGGGCAGCTCAACACGAACCGCAACTTCGAGGTGGACCTGTCCAACTGGACGGCGTCCGGCGCCACGCTCGCCCGCGTGGCCACACCCGGCCTGCCGCCGTTCGGCGGGTCGTGGTCGCTCCAGATCACCCCGGATGGCGTCTCGCAGTTCCCGAACGCGGGCTCCGAGCAGATCGCGGTGACGGTGGGCCAGCAGTACACGCTGTCGGGGTGGCTGCTGTGCGCGGTGTCCCGCAACGTCGACTTGAACGTGAACTGGTTCGACGTCTCCCACGGGTACCTGTCGACCACGGCCAACGACCAGCAAGTCGCGGCGAACACGTGGACGTTCTTCCAGCAGACGGTGACGCCACCCGGAGGCGCCGTATACGCGAACCTCTCGCCGACCGTGCCAAGTTTCCCGCCGTCCTCGAACATCTTGTACGCCGACGAGATCGTGTTCCGTCTCGCCAGCGACACCACGAACGATGACCTCCCCTTCGACATCCGCGTGGGCGGCGAGGTGATGCGGGCAGGCGTCGTAACGCCCGCAGTGCTGGACACGTTCACCCGCACCGTCGCGAACGGCTGGGGGACCGCCGACAGCGGGCAGACGTGGACCACGTCGGGCGGCTCGGCGTCCGACTACTCCACCCAGGGCACCGACGCCATGCATTCCCTGGGCGCCATCAACTCGAACCGTCACACCGTAATCCCGTCGCCGTCGGCGGACGTCGATCTGCAAATGGATGTGGCGACGAATGCTCTGGCCACGGGCGGCCCGCACTACACGCACCTCATGGCGCGCTACACCGATGTCGGCAACAACTACAACGCGCGCATCGCGTTCAACCCCGATCAGACGCTCACGCTGGTGCTGGAAAAGCGTGTCGGCGGCGCCCAAACCGATCTCGCAACCGTGCCCATCCCTGGAACCCACGCGGCGGCCGCCTATTTCACCCTCCGCTTTCAGGTGCAAGGGTCCACCCTTCGGGCCAAAGCGTGGCCGCGTGGCCAAGTCGAACCGCACATTTGGCAGGCGACCGCCACGGACACTTCACAAACGGCTGCCGGGTCGGTCGGCGTCCGCTCGATCCTCGACGCCGCCAACACCAACGTGTTGCCCGTCCAGTTCACGCACGCCGTCTTCCAACTGCTGAACCCGCAGAACTTCACCGTCGCCCGCTCCATCAACGGCGTCGTCAAAGCGCACTCCGCCGGCGAGGACGTACGGCTCGCCTATCCAACAATTCTCGCCGAGTAAGGAGGCTGTCATGCCGGAGGCCTATCCCACGCCCCTCGCAGGGCAGCGACTCGCCGCCGCACTGCTGCGGTCGATGCTGCCGCAGGTGGCCCGCAAAACTGCGGACACCTCACGTTCGGCAACAACAACAGCATCGGCTGATCCCCATTTGCAATTCTCTGTCGAAGCAAATGCCGTGTACATCATGGACGGCTGGCTCAAGTATGACGGTGATACCGCTGGCGATTTCAAATTGCAGGTGACCGCACCTTCTCAAGCGCTTGGCGAATGGATGGCACTGGGAGCCGGTAACAACGTCGTGGGCTCCAACGCAACGCCGACCCTCACTCTTAACACGTCGGGCGGGACGGGCTATTTGATCCGTACGGAATCCGCCGATCTGGGGGCGGGCCGAGTCCATGGCGCCCTCGGGGCTGGAGCAACGCTGGTGGTGACCATCAACGGAACGATCCGCGTCGGACCGACGTCAGGGACGGTGTCTCTGGACTGGGCACAAGGCACCTCATCCGCGACCGCCACCACTCTTTATACCGACAGTTGGCTGCGCCTCCAGCGCATCGCCTAAAGGAGTTGGGACTGTGCCCACTTACGTGATTACTGGGAAAAACGGGAGCGGTCAGCCTGTGGTGTCGGTGAATATCACCGCGATCGATCAGGAGACGCCCGTCGTGCAGGAGATCGACGTGGTGAACGCTGTGAGGGCGTTCCTTGCTGGTACGGCTGGTGTGGGCAGTGTGGTCGCGCAGCAGTACGAGCAGGTCATCACCGTCATATAGCCCGTGGTTTCTGAGGAGATCCACACCGGGACTGCTCAGGCAAGTTGGCGAGACGAACCGTATCGTCTCCTGTAGCGACAGCAAGGGAGTCTGACCATGGCCGAACTGTGGATGCCCGGGGCGATACGGGCCGACGTCGGCGGCCACGCCGCATGCGACACGCAGTACCCCGCGAAGGCGATCGCGCACATCACGTGGGACAAAAACGCCACCGCGTCGAAGCCGCAGGATCTCGTCCCCTTCGCCAACCTCAAGTCCTACTTCACCGGTGGTGGCGTGGGCATGGCCCCGCACATCCTGTGGTCGCCGTTCACGGGGGAGTTCGCGCAGTTCTACCCGGCCGACTCCCGGTCCAAGAGCGTCGTCGACTTGGCCGGCGGGACGCGAACGAACCGTGCGGGGAAGGTCGTGATCCAGGTCGAAGCGCTGTTCTTCCCGTACTGCCGGGTCGACGGCAAGGTCTACGCGACGCTGGCCGACACTCCGTGCAAGGGCTGGTCCTCCCTACAGAACTGGGTCACCTCGTGGGGCGTCCCGCAGGCGTGGCCCATGGGGCACCCGACGGACTTCTCCCCGCACCGCGGCGAGCACGTGTGGGAGACCGAAGGCGGCTGGTACGGGCACAGCCAAGTCCCCGAGAACAGCCACGTCGACCCGGGCTCGTGGCCCGAGTTCATCAAGGCGCCGAAGCCCGCGCAGAAGCCCACCTACGAGCCGTTCCCGGGGACGTCGTTCTTCAAGGCCGGCCACAGGTCCCCGATCGTCGCGGCGATGCACCGGAGGCTCGTCGCGGTCGGCTGCAACCACTACGCGAGCTCGTCCCACGCCGATGTCTGGGGCCCTGGTGACGAGCGCTCCTACGCGGCCTGGCAGCGGAAGCTCGGCTACACCGGCTCGGCCGCGGACGGCATGCCCGGTCCGTCGAGCTGGTCCAAGCTCCACGTTCCGAACGTCTGACCCATCGAAAGGAAACGACCATGTCCGACTCTTCTCTCCCCGATGTGAACACCGTGGTGAAGTCCGCGGCCACCTACGGAAAGGATCTCGCCGAGCGCGTCATCTGGACGTTCCTCGGCGCCACCGCGTCCGTGGAGATAGCCGCGGGCCCTGCCGACATGCTGCACGCCAGTTTCTGGCAGTCAGTCGGCGTGGCTGGTGGCGCCGCCGTGGTGTCCCTGGTGAAGGGAATCGTGGCGCGCTCCGTCGGTGCGAAGAACTCCGCGTCGACCGCCTCGGGCGTCTGATCTGCCCCTCGTAAGCGCTGGGAGGTCTGTTGGATTCCACCACCATCGGCGCGGTCCTCGCGTGCGTAGCTGGGCTGATCGGCTCGGTGGTGGTGTACGTGGGGAAGCGCGGCGAGAACGCTACGTCGCGCTTCAACTCGGAGATCGACCAGGTCCAAGAGGAACGCGACGGTCTTCTGAAGCGGCTCGCCGATCGGGACACGCAGATCATCGCGTTGCAGGAGCAGCGCCGCGTCGACCTCATCAGAATCACGCACCTTGAGATAGAGATCATCCGACTCGGAGGAACACCGATCCCATGACCCGGACCGAGCGCACGATCGTCCTGCACTGGCGGGGTATCGCGACCCTGTGCGCGATCCTCTGCCTGTTCGGGATCTCGTGGGCGTTGTGGCATCGCATCGACTCCTCGGACCGCAACTATGCGGCGGCCGCGGCTGAGGCGAACAAGCGGGGCGATGCGGTGTCCACGCTGGCGGGGGATGTGCGGGCGCTGCGGGCGCAGGTGCAGGCGCGGGGTGGGACTCCGGTGGCTCCGGACCCGACGAAGGCTGTGGACAATCTGCCCGCACGAACGGAGGTCCCGGTGCCGATCCCTGGGCCGCAGGGCCCGGCGGGTTCTCCGGGGCCGTCCGGGTCTCCGGGGAAGGCGGGCGCGACGGGGTCCGCGGGCAGTCCCGGAGCGGTCGGTCCGGCCGGTCCTGTCGGACCCACAGGAGCCCAGGGCGCGCAGGGACCGGCTGGACCTGCGGGGCAGGACGGGACGAACGGACGTGACGGGCAGGATGGGCAGACCTGCCCGGACGGATACAGCCTTCAGGCGCCCTCGTACGACCCGGATGCGCTGGTGTGCCGCCGCGATGGCGCCCCCGATCCGGGCAGCAGCAGCACCCCGACCCCACTCGCCGCAGGCCTCGACCCGCGCCGCAAGTACCTGTGAAAAAGCCCCCGGGCACCACCCCGGGGGCACTGCTGTACGGACCGGCCACGGTGCAACGTCAGCACCCCGACGGTAGCGGAGGGGCGCCGGGATTTCTCCCCACGGCTGGGGAGTTCAGCGAAGTTCTACGCGGCCTCGACGACCTCGGCCCGGACCGCGGCCGCCCACTCCACCAACAGCCGCTCGTACGCCTCGCGTTCCTCCGCGGTGAGCTCCGCCCGCGCGCGCGGCCACAGGGCGCGGATGTCCTCATTCACGACCGCAGCAGGCCGCACAGCGCCGCTAGGCAGAGGGGTGGGGGACATGAGACAAGCCTACGGGCCACTGCGGACATAGGCACGCCCCCTGAACAGGCCCGCAGGCCGAACAGGGGGCGCAACCGCCATATCCCCCACGCGGAGGGGGAGTAGCGTTCTGAGTGTCTAGGTCAGAACGGAGTCCAGTATGCCCGAGCACACCGACACCGCACCCCCTACCTTTGGCCAGCGCGTCCAACACGCCCGCCTACGCACCGGGAAAACCCGCGCCGTCGTCGCAGGCCTCATGGACCAGTCCGCCGAGTGGGTCAAAGCCATCGAGACAGGCCGCATCGGAATGCCCCGCCTCCCGAAACTACTCAGGCTCGCGCACGTCCTCGGCATCGAAGACCTCGCCGAACTCACCGGCGAAGAACGCCTCGCAGCCGCCACCTACACGAAGGCGGAGCACGGCGCCCTGCCGACCGTGAAGCGTGCTCTCACCACCTACCAGCTCGCCCCCGACGACCGCGAGCCGGAGTCCGCGGAGATCCTCGCCGCCCGGCTGCGGACCGCATGGAAGCTGTGGCACGACAGCGACCCCCGCACCAACCACGGGACGACGGTGGAGGGGAACCGCACCCGCATCGTCGGCCTACTGCCCAGCCTCCTCGCCGACACCCAGCACGCGGCACGCGCCCTTGAAGGGGCGGAGCGCCGGCGGGCGCTGGTCTCGCTCGCGGAGACCTACCACCTCGCTCAACTGTTCCTCAGCTTCCAGCCCGCGCCGGATCTCGTCGTCCTCACCGGCGACCGGGCCATGACGGCTGCGCAGGACGCGGACAGCCCGCGCGCGATCGCGGCCGCCGCCTGGTACATGAACCACGTCCACCGTGACGCCGGAGAAGCCGCGGAGGCGCGCGTCGACCTCGCCGAGCAGGCCGCCGCCCTGTTGCAGGACAGAGAGGACCCGGAACACATTGCCCGCCGCGGGCTGCTGTATCTCGCGGTGGCCCTGTCGTACGCGAAGACGGGCCAGCAGGGGGATGCGTGGCGGTACTGGGACAAGGCCGACGACGCTGCCCGCCAGCTCGGTGACGACTACGCGCACCCCTGGTTGGTCTTCGGGCGGGGCATCGTCAACGGGTACGCGATCACCATGCACAACGATCTGATGCAGCCCGCGAAGGCGCTGGAGGTTGCGGACGCGCTGGACCTGGGCCAGATTCCATCGGCGACGCGCCGCTCGTACCACTTGATCGAGTCGGCCCGGGCGCACGGAATGCTTGGGGAGGGCACGGCCGCGGTGTCGCTGCTGGGGAAGGCGTTCCGTGAGTCTCCGGAGACGATCCAGTACAACTTGCACACCCGGTCGGTGCTGCCGGAGCTGGTGAAGTCGGGGCCGCGGATGGTCCGGGATGACGCG